GTGACTAAACAAACCCCAAAAGAGCGTAACAAGGACCGCCTACCGCACCGGGAGCAAATCGACAGCGACCCGAAACCGGGCAGCGTTGACTATATCCTGTCAATGGTGCAGGTGGAAGCCGAGAAGATCGACATCGCAAAGCACGCGTTCAATCAAGGGCTGATATCGTTCAGCCAGTACCACAAACTAACCAACAGCATCACCGATAACGTGGCGAAGATTACCCGGCTGGCCCGTGACCTCGCGGGGGAATATTCCCACCTTGGCGACATTCACGTTGAGCTCACCACCGCGCCGCAGATAGCACAGCCGCACGAAGATGGGAGCGTTGACCTGGAACCGCTAGAAGAAGTCACGTTCAACGGGAAGCAGTTCTACCAGTTCACAGATGACGAGGGCATGATCCGCTTGTTGCCCATTTACAACCATGAGGGGGGGGATGATGAAACCACCGACACAGGAAAAGACTAGAGTACCGTGGAGCATGGTCAAGCGCCGCAAGCCCGAAGAAGTCACCACCGTTGGCGATTACATCGAGATCGGCGGGGGCGTGTTCCGCGTCCACAAGTTGACCGGCAAAGATATCACCTTGCGATCCGTGCCCGTGCCTGATGAGATGCAGAAGGTGATTGATGAGCGCAACTCGCAACCAGATGCGACTTACACACCAGAACCGCAACAACTCGCCACTGATGGCGAATAGATGACTAGACACGAAACCATAGCAGACGGTGTTGACCTGTACCTTGGGGATTGCCGGGACGTGTTGCCGGAGCTAGAAGGCGTTGACGCCGTGGTGACTGATCCGCCGTATTTCAAGGTCAAGGGCGAGGCGTGGGACCGGCAATGGGACAAGCCCGCCGCTTTTGTGTCTTGGTTGGGCGGCATCGCTGACGAGTGGCTGCGACTGCTCAAGGCTAACGGTTCCCTTTACTGTTTCGCTTCGTCACGCATGGCGGCGCATGTTGAGGTTGAACTATTTCGCCGCTTCAATGTGCTGAACCGGATTAGATGGGCAAAACCTAAGTTTGCAACCAAGGCAGAGATGTCTGACAAAGACGCATTACGGGCGTTCTTTCCTGCGTCCGAAGAGATCGTCTTCTGCGAACACTACGGAGCCGACAACGCAGCCAAGGGCGAGGCTGGATATATCGCCAAGTGCGATGAACTGCGCGGGTTCGTGTTTGAGCCACTGCGAATGTACCTAAAAACAGAATTTGAGGCGCTCGGATGGAACGCCGATAAGCTAAACGAGATATGCGGTACCGCGTCAATGGCCGGGAGACATTACACGGCACGGTCGCAATGGTGCCTGCCGACCGCCGAGCACTACGCGAAGCTTCAAGAGGCAGCCAACGGACACTTGCGCCGTGAGTACGAAGACCTGCGCCGTGAGTACGAAGACCTGCGCCGTGAGTACGAAGACCTGCGCCGTGAGTACGAAGACCTGCGCCGCCCGTTCTTTGCCTCTGCTGATCGCCCCTACACGGACACATGGACCTTTGACACGGTGAAGCCATACCCCGGCAAGCACCCATGCGAGAAACCGCAGGACATGCTGCGGCATATACTCAAGACAAGCACCCGCGACGGTGCGACCGTGCTTGACTGTTTTGCGGGCACAGCATCAACCGGCGTTGCCTGCGTCAAGATGAACCGCCGCTTCATCGGAATCGAAATGGAACCGCGCTACTTTGACACAGCCTGCCAGCGGCTAGAGCAGGCAGTCAGACACCAACGCACCGCGCTACCGTTTGCGCCCAAAGGATAACCTTGCCACCCAACCACATAACCCGCGCCCGCATCGTCTACCCTATCCACGAACGTACACGGTTCTGCGGTGCCCTGCCCTACCAGCAACAAATGCACGCCAGCGAGCATCAAGTGCGCTTGTTGCAATGGGGCGTGGGTACGGGCAAGACACAATGGGGCAGCGTGGAAGCCCTTGTCAATATGGCACGCTTTCCCGGCAAGTATGGCCTGATCGTTGCGCCGACTTACCGGATGCTCAAAGATGCCACCATACCCAAGATCCAGATGACCCTTGACGCGTTCCGCAAGGTCAACGGGTTCTCACTGGTTCAGCACTGGCACAAATCCGACATGATTCTAACCGTGTTGGGCGGCGGCGAGGTGCGGCTACGTTCCAGCGATGACCCCGACAAGATCCGTGGGCCTGATTACGCGTGGGCGTGGTTTGACGAAGCCTCGATGATGATGAACCAGGATATGATATGGGATATCACAACCAGCCGTATGCGTGCCGTCGCTGACCCCCGCATATGGATCACCACCACGCCCCGCGGCAATGATGGAATGTTGCGCATGGTCCATGAGCAAATCGCCGCTGGCAACCCGCACTACTGCTATTCACAGGTGCCCACGTTCCAAAACATACTACTGCCGCCCGGTTACTGTGACCGGATGAAGGAAGAGTATAGCGAGGACTTCTACAGGCAGGAAGTGTTGGCCGAGATCGTTGAAGGTTCCGGCACCGTGTTTGGGCGCATGTTCAGCCGTACAACGCATATGGTTGAGTTTGACCTTGCTAGGGAAGTGCGCCGCAAGTCTGACGCGTGGGACATCTACGTTTCGATAGATTGGGGTGACGTTTACAATCACGCAATCTATGTGGCACACCACCGCGAGAAAGAGCTTGATTTCGTGTTTGGTGAGTTGCTAAAGGACAACGGGACCATTGACCAGTTCCGCGAAGAGTTGGCTGAAGATGTGCGCAAGTTCCCGAAGATGCCCAAGCAGATCTTCACCGACCCCACCGGGCAATCCTACAACGGCAAGTTGCGCAAGCTGCTCAAGTACAAGGTTCCCGTCAACTACGATTGGCGAACCAACGTGCGGGATATCGCCTTTGGGGTTGAGTTGTGCAAGCGCCGCTTACTTTCCGCCAACGGTAAGAAGCGAACGCTTTTCGCTGCCAACCTTCTGCGCCAGCCTCAGAATAGGGGTAAAGGAAGGGGGATCATCCTGTCGCTTGAGAACTACAAATATCAGTCTAGCCGTGATGGGTTTGCGTGGCGGGATAAGTTCGTGGATGATTCGTGGCATAATCACGCGGTAGATGCGTGGCGGTATTACATCATAAATCGCTACAAGGACTCACCGGGGCGGGGGCAGTTGTACGTGTAGGTTTTCCATTTCTTTCCGCGCAAAACGTAATGATTCCGGACGCTTGTGCGATGTTGGCGTGACTTCCGTGTTTGCTGGATCGTGGGTCAACAAAAAAACACAGGACACGCAAAAACTTGCGCCCAAAACCGCAATGATTCCGCTGGCTTATGGCGTGCCGGAAACTTTCTTCGAGAGAAGCGCCACTTTTTGCTATTTTTCTGATACAATAAGACCATGGAAAAGGGAAAGAAAACAAGCCGAAACGAAACCTGGGCCGGGATGAACTGGATTCGCCAGGACAAGCGGCTGGCGATCTACTTGCGCGACGGCTGCGCCTGTATGTACTGCGGATCTGGGATCGAAGACGGCGTAACCTTGACACTCGATCACGTCAAGCCGCACAGCAAAGGCGGCAGCAACAGTGAACGCAATCTTGTTACCTGTTGCGCCAAATGCAACAGCACGCGCGGCAATCGCCCGGTGAGAGACTTCGCCGCCGCTGTTGCTGGCTATGTCAACCACGGCGTCACTGGCGAAGGCATCTTGGCCACGATTCGCAGCAACACCAGAAAGAGCCTTCGTCCCTACCGGGCGGAAGCAAAAGAACTAATCGCCCGCCGCGGTTCTGCGGCCAAGGCGTTACACCAGTAAACCTAGCGCCGCCGGGGGCCTTGTACCCGTGGGAGGGAATCATGCAGAAATGGACAGATGAGCACAGCATCGGCGTTGGCGTAAACGTGGGCTTTCTTATCGAATCTTCGCACGACTTCAAAAGCGGATCGCGGTGGCACTTGTCCGATCGCGCAGCGCGCGCCAACATGAGCGGCGAAGAACGCTCGTCCGGTTGGTGCGGAACCACGGACAATGTCGCACTTTACGCGCACGGTGTAGGGCGCATCGTCCGCACCGCTAATAACGGGCGCGTGCTGCTGAAGCAGCTCACAGGGGAGGAAGCGCGGGCGGCTTATCTGGATCTGGGGCATCCTGACCTTGCAGACGAAGACCCCAATTGCTAAACACCCAACGGCCAGCCGGGGCCTTGTATCGGCAAGGGGGGGGCAAATGAAACCACGAAGCAATCCGCTTTTTGCGCACCGCGTCCGCGACCCGCGCATTGACGCTACCAAACTAGCAGACGCGACGCACTTGCAAGGACAGGAGCGCCGGGACTTTGTGCGGCGCTTCTGTCGGGGGCAGACGGCAAAGGAGGCGATCGCAGACTGGCGACCGCCGCTGTCAATGTTCGGGTTTACTAAGGGCCAGTTTTCATTGTCCGATCTGCTTGACGCAGTGCTTGACAAGATCGGCCCGGCGGCGCTGGACGTTTCTACATGGACAGCCGGTCACGCCGACATTAGGCACCTTGATAAGTTGTTACACAGTGGGCGCATCGCCAATCTGCGTCTTTTGGTTGACGGCAGTTTCGCACAGCGCCAGCCGCAGATCCTGAAGTCGGCGGTTGACCGCTTTGGCAACGAGTCTATCCGCGTCTGCAACAATCACGCAAAATTCATGCTTCTGCGGAACGACGCCGCAAGCGTGGCGATCAAGACCTCGATGAACCTGAATTACAATCCGCGCTTTGAGGACTTTGACATAACTTGCGATCCTGGCCTGTGCGACTTCTTGCAGGAAGTTGTTGGCGACCTGTGGGAGCAAGCGCGGGGCAACCTGACAAAGAAGGCAGCAATGGAAGCCTTCGGAGGGCAAATAAATGGATGACCTGCACGCGGTTGTTATTGGCTTTGTTGTGGACGGGAATACCCGCGGCGATATTGTAGAGTGGTTGGCCAAAAAACGCACTGACTGCAAAGACCCAGGCAAGGCATTTGATGCGGCGTGCGATGCGATCCGCAAGTCTTATCTGGAACTCCATGGACACTATCACCCGTGGGTTGTCGTGGGGCTAAAAGAGCTTTATCGGCGCTGCGTTGAGATTGGCGACCACAAGACTGCGGCGGGGATTCTGAAGGACATCTACAAGTTGACGCCACGATAACCAACCCAACGCTTGAAGCGCGGGTGTCTAAGTTTGCCGGACTTGAACCGACCGTTACAGGTTGCCGCGAACTTTCGCCCAAGGTTCCGATCTTCGTAGCACGTCAACTCCATCCTGGTATCATCGTCAAGCCCGCCAACCAGCGTGCGTGACCCATCGTCAGCCTCACCAATGATACTCTTCACCATGCCCCCGTACCGTTCACTGTCTGACGTGGTATAGCCCACCACAAGGAAACTGACATTGATTTTGTTTTTGGTGAATGGCTACAGGACAACGGACACATTGATCAGTTCAGAGAAAACCTAGCAGAAGAGGTCCGCAAGTTCCCGAAGCCGCCAAGGTGCGTTTACACTGATCCCACTGGATCGCAGTACAACTACAAGTTGAAGCAGCTCATGCGGGGTAGGATTCCGATTCACTACGATTGGCGCACCAACGTGCGAGATATCGCTTTTGGGGTTGAGTTGTGTAAGCGCCGCTTACTTTCAGCCAACGGTAAGAAGCGAACGCTTTTTGCTGCCAACCTTCTGCGTCAGCCTCAGAACAGGGGTAAGGGTAGGGGTATCATCCTGTCGCTGGAAAACTACAAGTACCAGTCTAGCCGTGATGGGTTTGCGTGGCGGGATAAGTTCGTTGATGATTCGTGGCACAATCACGCGGTTGATGCGTGGCGATATTACATCATCAATCGCTACAAGGACTCGCCGGGGCGGGGCCAGTTGTATGTGTAAGTTCCCCCAATGCCAGCCATAGTTCAACTATAGCGTCACTTACTTCCCCGACATGGTGTAGGTTTGCTGTGCGATCAACGATCCGCTGCTTGACCTGTAGAACTTCATCTCCTGTCAACTCTCTGCCGTTCTGAATAAACACTCCCATCACTCTCCCCTTCCCAACGCTTGAAGCGCGGGTGCCTAAGTTTGCCGGACTTGAACCGACCGTTACAGGTTGCCTCGAACTTTCGCCCAAGGTTCCGATCTTCGTAGCACGTCAACTCCATCCTGGTTTCATCGTCAAGCCCGCCAACTAGCGTGCGTGACCCATCGCTTGCCTCACCGATGATACTCTTCACCATGCCCCCATACCGTTCGCTGTCTGACGTGGTATAGCCAACCACCATCATCGGCACAATGTCGCAATCGTCCGGCATGGCATCGCAGTCGATGTAGTTGCTTCGCTCAATTTTCATTGGTGCCCCCTGTAAGCACTACGTCTTCGTGGCTGACTGTTGTGCGCAACATCTTGCGGTGACGTTCGCGCAGTTCGTCTTGCCCAAACCGCGCGGGCCTGTACGCTTCAATCACGAAGTCGGCAATCGACACTTCAAGCGCCCGACACAGGCGCGTCAACGTCTTCAACTTCATCCCTTCGTCGCTCCCTAGTTGCTTGCTGACAGTGGACGCTGACAGCCCCATGCGGGCGGCTAGTTCCTTCACCGTCAACCCTTTCTCTGCCATGATTCGCTTTGCTGCTAGTCTGGTGTTGGGTTTCATTGGTTCTCCTTGGCTTGTGGACCCTTTAATGCGGCAGACAATTCTTCATAATTGGCAACCATAGCGCGGGCCCGGCACAAGAGATTCCAGTCAACCACCGCGGCTGACCTGCTTCCGTTGACCGGACCGCGGGCAGCGCAACGCCCGTTCATGCACCAGACCTGCCACCAGTCTTTCCGAGATGTGTCAAACTCCGTGTCTGTATAGTGCCCGCACCAGGGACACGGCATAGACTCACTCATGATTCGCCCTCGCTTGTGATATGCTCTGATCCGTGCATGCTATCGCCACTCCAGTCGCCACCAATTTTTTTGCTCGGTCAAGCCCGATCATCCCCGCCATCGTTCCGCCGTAAGTCCAAAACTGCACGCGGTCTGTTTTTAGTGTTGCCGGATCGTGCTGCCATGCTTGTCGGTTCCGTTTCATGTCTGCCCCCTAGTAAGATGCCATACGTTCTACACTGGCCGCTTCTGCCCTTAGCATTGCCGTCATGTTGTCAACCGTCTGCGTGTAATTGCTGCCGCAGGATACACCGGAAAGATTCTGCTTTATTGTCTCAAGTGCCCTGATGCTGCTCTGAATCTTCCTGATTTGTTTTCTTGCTTTTGCGTTCATCGTCAACCCCTTAGTTTCACCGCCGCTCCCTTGCGACACATACAGACTAACCCGCCTAACTTCACAAGTCAACCCACGCAATCAACTTTATTCGCCCGCAATAGACGAAAAACAGCGCAAACCCGCACGGTTACTTGCTCAAAAAACTTTCGCCGCCATGTCGTTTTTTTGTTGCCAGTCACGCACCCCACCCCTGGAGTTTTTCCCGACATCAGGAGTGAGGCGCTAGCCCGAAACAAGGTATACAGCGAAACTACCATACGTGTTGCCAAATGTCAAACTGCACGCACCCCGGCCAACGAGGGTAGTTGACCGGAAATGCCGGGAGGGTGTGTGACGAAACACCTACACTTATACCAGCCCGCCGAGGTTTTGTAAAACGAAACTGTTTCTGTTTTACACACCTGCTTCATTCTGATACACTTACTAGCACGGGAGGCAGCGAGGGGGTTTTCGTTGCTTTGGAATGATCAGACAGCACCGACAGTTGAAGAAACACTCAAGGAAGCCAAACGCCGCATCAGGCTTGAATATAACGCCCACGTTGCAGAACTTGTGGACTATGCCGAAGGTGTGTTTAGCCCCTGGTTCGAGGGCACGCTAGAAGGCCGCCCAAGTGGACGCGGGCCGGGACTTGCCAGCGAGACCCCCGAAAGCCGCCTATCTTCCCTGAGTTCCCCTGCCTACTTCCAACGCTACTTCCCCAACGCCTACGATTACGGGCGCGGTTCCTTGCAACCGTCATACCTCAAAGTGCTTCGGCGGTTGGTACATCTCAAGGCGGGGCTGTTCCACCGGCAACCGGAATACATCTGGACCGTGGACGGTGAACCCATCGAGGGCGATGACGCCCTTGCACAAACGCTCAAAAAGATTGAGTTTCAGTGCAGGTTGACTACCCGACTCAAAGACCTTGACCGCAAGACCCGCCTGTGTAAAACGGGTTTCAGCGTTTGGGCGTGGCGTGGCGACAAGATCAACCTTGACATCTACACGCCTGACATCGTTGACTTCTGGCAGGACCAGAACGATCCCGCCAACCTTGATTCATGCTATATCATCGCCCATGAGCTGCCCCAGCCGCAAGATACCGTGCTATCAGTACAGCAGCGCCGGTTCGCAGAATGGGAACGCCCTAGCGCCGGTGAGCTGGAAGTTGGCGACGGGCACGAGTCAAGCGCGTGGACGATGCGCGTGCTTGACATCAGCGGCAAGGAATTAGACAACCCGCTATTCCCTGACAACGTGAACCATTACGGCGTATATCCGTACATCGTGTGGCATGAGTGCGATCCAACTGATTCGATCCTAGTGCCCCTTGACGAGTCTTACAGGACGATGCAGATCGGGATCAACATGCTGTGGTCGCATTACGTGCTGAACGCACAGCGATCAGGCGGGACGATGAAGTTGACAACGCAACGGGACTTCGGGCCAAGCGATCTTCCCCTTGGCATGGACCGGGCTGTCTTGCTTGAGCCTAACGAAGATTTCACGTTTGAAAAGATCGAGTTTGACGCGGAGTCAATGGTGCAGTTCGCCCAGGCCTATATGCAGGCGTTTGCGGCTAGTGAGGGCATCCACCCTGACGCCTTCGCCATTGACGGACAATCGTTCTCAAACGCAATAACAGCCGTTGCAAAACAAATGGATCGTATGGACTTGCAAGAGGAACGCGAGGACAGCGAGCGGTACTGGGAATACAAGGCTACGGAACTGGCGGCGAAGTTGGTTCCCGTGTGGAATTACCACAACCCCACCGAGCGCCTACCCGAAGGCTTGAGCCTGATGATCAATTGGGCGGTCCCTGACATGCCGATGGACCCACTACACAAGATCCAGGCACGTCAGGCCGCATACAATAGCGGCACCCGTTCACCCGTTGACGATGTATGGAAGGACGATCCAACCATCAACACCCGTGAAGAAGCGTTCAGCAAGTATGGGCGCAATATTGGCGAAGTAGCGATCCGCAACCGTGACCTTGAGGGCGGGATGCGACAGACACCAGAAACACCGCGCGAAGGAGCGCAGGAGGAATAGCACAATGGCATCTAAGGCAGAACGGAAAACGATCACCATCGCACAGGGCGCAACCGAAACCACCGGCTTCTATCTGCCGCCCGGCGCTAAGTCTATCCGCGTGGGGCTGTCGGTGGCTGATGCCGCTGCAACCTTCGATTTACAGTGTTTCTATGGTTCAGCCGACGAGGGCGCGTATGTTGAATCCAGCGGTGGCCCGCCTACCGCGTCAGCTGATTGGGTGGACGTGTTCATTGGCGGTAGCAACACCACGAAGATCGCCATTGCAACCACGCCCGTCAGGATGACCACCCTTGACGTACAGGGTGACTCGCCCGCTTTCCTTGCGCCGGGATGGTACCGCTTCCAAGCATCGCAGGCAACCGCCGCGGCCATGACCTTTGAGATCGTCTACTCGCTGGCAGTAGGGGGCTAACATGACCAAGCTGCACGTGCAGATAGCCGAGAGTGGTTCACCTTCTGCGTCAGTGTTAGCCATGTTTGACGGATGGACGGAGTAAGATGCTTGAATTTGACATAGAATGGAAGGCGCTAAAGAACCTGTCAGCATTGGAACTTGAGGATCAAACCTTCCTGCGCTGGCTTGCCCCTAGAATGGCAAAGGGCATCCGTGAGCGCACACTAAGGGGGCGTCTACCGTCAGGACGGGCAACTGACCCCCTATCCCCCAAGTATGCCAAATGGAAGCCAAAGCGGGGCGCTAAGGGGATTCGTGATGCGTGGTTGTCCGGTAAGATGTGGCGCAGTCTGACAGCGAAGGTAGACAACAAGGAACGGTTCACCCTGTTCTTCTCCGGTAGCCACGGGGAAGTGGTAACCAAGACGCAGAAGACTGACACCAAGACCCGCAAGCGTGGCGACATCGTCAAGCGCAAAGTCAGGAACCAGGATATCGCTAATATCTGGGCGGGACTAGGCGAGGCACCACGAAGCGGCACAGTGCCATCACACGCGTTCATGGCGGCAGACGCCAAACAGGAGCGCATGATCCAGCAGCAATACGAGCGCCGGGTTATTTGGAAGGGATTGAATCAGATACCTAGTGACACAGCCCAACGCGGAATTTTCGTGCGGGCATCAGTAATAGGTAACACCAACAGTCTATAGGGGGCAACCATGACTGTAGAGAACACCACGCAGCCCAGCGATAAGGGTGCCACGCAACCCACCGGCGATACAGGTGCGGACACCAACACGCAGCCCAGCGATAAGGGCACACCACCCGTCAGCGGTGCGGACGATAGCGCATCGAAAACCTACACGCAGGCAGACATTGAGTCAGCAAAGCGTGGACTAGTGAAGCAGCAGAACGAGTTGCAGCAGGAATTGGAACAGGCCAAAGCGGCACTGGCCAAGCATGAGGAGGCGAATCTTTCGGAACTTGAGAAGGCCACAAGGGGCAGGGAAGCCGCCGAAGAACTTGCACGGCAGAAGGACGCACGGATCGCAGAGATGACAGAAGAAGCGAACCGACGCGATGCCGCAACCGTGCTTGCCGGGTTGAAGGTTGAAAACGCTGGCTTGGTAGTAGCAGCGATTCCGCCCGATATCCTTGGCGACGCAGAGAAGGTTGAACAGTGGGCGAAGGATCAGAACTTGATCAAGCCCGTTGGCGGAAATCTTCCCACCGGCAGACAGGGAACCACCGGCAGCAATAGCGGGCAGAAACCCCGCGGCAACCTGTTCAGCACACCCTACGATCACAAGCACAACCGATAGAGGAGCGTTACAATGGCGACTAAAGCAGAGCTAAAGCAGAAGGTAGCAGAACTGGAAGCGGCGGCAAAGAAGGCTGATCCCGCAGTCACCGACCTGCCCGAAGGGTTTGGAACGGATGAACACGGGATTACAACTATGGACCCGCTCACCGTTGACTCGCTGGAGGTGATCCCGTCTGATCATTTCAGCCACTACTTCAGCGAAAAGACCGGCGAGAAGTTGCAGGGCGGCGGCGTCAAAACCGAGTTCGCCTATTACATCTTCCCGCACGATCTACCCAAACCGCAACTAGATGCCAAACTTGCCGAGTTCCGCGCAGAAGGTTGGCGCGTGGTGCAGGGCGTCCGGTGCCAGGATCTTCACGGTACTATCGTCCGGCGACCGCGTGCATTGCAGGAACAAGCCCGGAAGCGCCGCCGCCACCTCAACGCAATCCAGAGCAACGAGCCAACCCCGTTTGAACAGTCTGAGGCAGCTCAGGCGCTAACCAATAGCACCAACGAGCGTGATGGTGTATCGGGTGGGCTGACGACGAAGAAGGCAACACTGAGCATGAACGAAGCATTGAACCAGTAACGGAGGCCAGCAATGGCGAATGTTGATAGGCCCAACGGGTTCCGACCTGTAACCCAGTTGGATCAAGTAGCATCTATTACTCTCTACCCTGTGGAAGCCGCACAGACTTTCGCACAGGGCGACCTTTTGGACTTGAACAGTTCCGGGCAGATTGAACTTGCAACCGCTTCAAGTGGCGCGCTTATTGGTGTCGCCGCTGCCGCTTCTGCTGCACAAGCAGACGGCACGCAGGTTCCTGTCTATGCCGACCCCGATCAGTTGTTTGAGGGGCAGTGCAGTGGCACCTTTGCCATTACCCTGATTGGCAACGCTGTGGATATTGAAGGCACCACCGGGATCATGGAGATCAACGAAAACGCCATCACCAAGGGCGTTGTTCAGATCATCGACTATCCCCGTAACGGTCCTGATGGCAACCCGCAGACCGTGGGCGCAAACTCCCGCGTGTTCTTCAAGATTGCCAAACACCGACTTTCCCCGCTCGTCAACATTGCCAACACGGAAGAGGCCGTTGTGCTTGGCAAGCGCCTGCGACTCAATGCCGGTGCCAACGTCGAAACCCTTGGCGGCAACAAGACCCTCACCGTACTTGACGCCAAGTATCAGAAACTTGATCCCGATGGCAGCAACCGGGATGTGAACTTGCCAGCCGAAGCCAGCAGCATCGGGCTTGAGTTCTGGATCGCCAATGCAGCAAACGGCGCTAAAAACTTGGTTGTAAAGAATGACGGAGCCGACACGATTCTCACTCTCAATCAGGACGAGGCAGCCGTGTTTATTTGCGACGGAACCGATTGGGTTGGAATGAACGTACTTTCCGCGGCCCTGACTTAAGGAGATAGACAATGACCGTAATCAGAAATAACCTGTCTGGGATTCTTGATCCCGGCCATAAAGCGTATCAGGATCGGTTCTTCGATGTACTAGAGGGCCAGCCCATGCTCTTCCCGGCATTGTTCAATATCCGCGGAAGTATGAAGGGCGATGAAACCATGTACCGCGTCAGTGACGTTGCTTACATTCCCAAGCGGAATAACGAACAGGGCGTTATTGAGGAGCGGGAATACCAGGAAGATGGCAGCGTGACCTTCACGCACAGTGAGTATGTGGCCAAGTTCGTTGCAACCAAGGCCACTTGGGAAGATATGAGCGATGACCTTCGGGCCGCTTACCCTGACCTTTACGCACTGTCTGCCCGTTCCACGATGGAAAACACCGCGTTTGGCGTGCTTCGGGATGCCTTCGACGGTAACACCTACACCGGGCCGGACAGCTTGAGCCTGTGCAACGATTCGCACACCTTGAAGTCCGGCGACACTGCCGACAACAAGACCACTAGCGCGCTGTCCGTTTCCAGCATCAACGCCTCCCGTGCAGCTATGATGCGATTGAAGACCTCACAGGGCCGAGTGCAGATCAACCAGATGGCGCGCTTTCTTGTTGTGCCGCCTGAGAAGGAAGCCGACGCAAAGCAGTTTACCGGGGCGCAGTATTACGGACTTTACCCCAATGGTGGCGATGGTTCGGAATCTGACTTCAACTTTGCCGCACGGCAGGGTCTCGAAGTTCTGGTAGTTCCCTACCTCACTGATGTCAATGACTGGTTCCTTGTGATTGACAAGGGTGCCAGCCCGCACGGCCTTGTTTTCTACGACCGCAAGCAGCCGGAATTTGAAGCCGCTTGGAACAGTGAGAACAAGTATTACTGGGGAACCACCTACATGCGCTTTAGCGTAGGCTTTGACAACTGGCGTCAGGTTTACGGTTCTAGCGCGTCTGCGTAGGACGAGGAGCGGGGATGCTGCGTAAACAGCGAATCATAGAAGACAAGCAAGCGACCATCTACTTTGATGCACCAGAGGGCCGCGCATCGGCTGCTACCGTCACCGTCAAAACAGCATTGGGGCAAGACCTGCCCGATTCGGCGGTTGAAGACGAGAGTGCAACCATTGATTCTGTGAGTACAACTATCGCTGCGGGTTGGGATTCAGACGATCCGCGCAGCATCCCCGTCGCTTCTGCAACAGGAATAACCGTGGACCGGGATTACCTGATCACCACGGCGGGCGGTAGAACTGAATGGGTGAGAGTGGTCGCCATTTCGGGATCAGATCTCACCGTTCAGTCAACCCCCGGTTTTGACCTTACCACTGGCGACGCCTTCGTGGGCACCCGCCTGACTTACGTTATCACCGCTGCAAACGCTGCCGACCGCGCACACGATTACCGTGCAGTGTGGGAGTACACCGTGAGCAGCATCGCCTACGATGGCGAGAATGTTTACGATGTAGTGCGCACGCCCCCGAAGAACCCGGCCAACACAGCGGGGCTACGGAAGTACGCACCGGAACTAGTCAACGAGTGGAACGAGATTCTGGACGAAAACTACGACCTGCAAGATCGCATTGATGACGCCTTTGACCGGGTGATCGTGTCGATGCAATCCAGGTCACCGGATGACAACACATGGGCTGATGCAATCGTGCAATGGTCACAGTGCGAGCGTTCAGTTTATGAGCGCGTCCTTTTGGACCTTGCCCTTGCCGGATACATTCCTCCCGCCTTCAACGAACAAGGCGACATCTGGATTGACCGGCGGGAATTGGAATACAAGGAGGCGATTGAGGAGTGGACCCGTAAGATCATCTGGTATGACGCAAACGACGATCGGATACAGGGCGCAGGCGAAGAAGGTAAGAACCTCTGGTCCGTTAGATTGGTGCCATAATGGGCGTAGTAAGCGAGATACTAGAGAACAGCATGGACACGGTGGAAGCACTCACGCCGCGCACCAAGTCTAACAAAGCGTTCAAGGCCATCCGTAAAGCCGACATGGAATCGCTGCCACGCGTACCGGAATCACACCGCGCCTTCAACGTGATGTATTCGGATGAGTTGACCATTGACACATCGTTCCCGTGGCGCACCCAGACCGAGATGGCAATCAACCGTATCATGGATTTCAAGATGGTTCTGCGGATGAAGGGGCGCAACGTGGTGGAAGCGTTGAAGGATGCCCACGAAGACGCAGACCAGATCATCATATCACTGTTGCAAGTAGAGAACTACACGAGCGCCAGCGCATCAGATGGGCGCTTGATCATGCGGGACATCAACGAAGGCCCGCTAATTGAAATGGACATAGAGCAGGGATCGGCAATTCTCACCATGTCATTCCTGTGCAAGTATGAGGTGATCATCTAATGCCAAGCGATGCAAGATCGGGCTACCTTGCCCAACTAGAAGATCAGCTTCTTGCGGAGCGCGCCCGTTGTGCCGCTTTGCAGGATGCCCTTGATCAGAAAGATGCACACATTGACGAACTCAACGCCGAAGTTGCCAGCCTGACCAGACCGAAGGGCAAGGCCAAAGGCAAGAACAAGGAGGAATAAACATGGCTGGCTTCATTTGGGAAGTTGGGAAATTTCTTTACAAGCAGGAGGTCACCTTCGGGGTTGACCCCACCACGGATACATACATCCCGTTGATCAGCCGCCCTGATCTGTCGGGTGCAGGCAAAGCCTATTGGCCCGCGGACAACATGAAGCAGGGCGTATACATGGAGGAAGGGATCGTTGGACACGGTTCCGAGGCAACCATGTCTATCAGCCACTACATGCACGGCTGGTCAAGCACTGCGCCTGCGTCCCTGGTTGGACCCACTGCGGTACACCCTGACGCGGAACTGGCATCACTGGCGTTGGGCAACTACACCCTATATGACGCGGGTAGCGGTGACGCCTTTGTGAGCGCCACAACGGTTGACGCTGACAAGTTCACGGTCAACGTTGACGCCGATCCAGATGCAGCAGGATATAAAGCCGGTGACGTGATTGGTATTGAGACTGACAACGGATACGAGTACGGTGTAATCAAGACCGTGACCGCCGCACCCACCGGACCGATTGTCCTGCGTGCGGAACTGTCCACCGACCAGATTGCGGGCGCAGCAAGTGACTTGGTGTGGAACGGTTCCACCGTGTTTACCACTACCACGTTCCAACAGAGCAGCGTAGCGGCAAACATTGGCGGGCAAGACGCATCCGATGACGCACTGCTTTTGGGCGGGCGTCCGACTTCCTACAAGATCACCGCTAACCCGCGTGACTTCGCAATGGCCGAGATGGAACTGCTGTTCAATTCCATCGAGCGTGACAACGCAGGCGGCGCACCCGCTGCCACATCATACGGCTACCCTGCCCGGCGTGAAATCATGGGCGGCTGTCTTGTGCTTTGGGATGGCACGGACCGCATTGAACTTGATTGCTCAACCTTTGAGTTGGACCTTGGGCTTGAAGTTGTGCAGCCACTAGACCCATGCAACGATCAGGGCGCAGGCGATCCAATCCTGACGAACCGCACGCCACGAATCACCATCAACCCGTTGCAAACGTCAGACGTAAAGGACGGGGCAGGCGCAGGCGATAACAAACTTGACCCGCCCGCCGCATTTGAGGCTGGCACATCGTTTGACCTTCGGTACTACTGGGGAACGCCGGGTAACGCCATTTGCATCAGCGCACCGGCTTGCCGTCTTGTTGAGTTCCCGCAGCCCGCAGACCGTGACAGTTTGACGGCATGGCCACTTGTGTTTGAATGTCAATCCTACACGGGTGACACGGGCACCGCAGAACTAACCGACAACGTGCCGGGTGACAAAGATCTGTGCATCGGTTTTGTCTAATCAACCAACCACATGGGGGCGTCCATGAACTCACTCAAAACACACGAGACTATCCATTACATCAACATGCTTGATCCGGCTATCGCGTGGCCCAAGGGCAAGAAGAAACGCGAGGCGCTAGAAGACCAGTACGCAGACACCCTTGACACCGGGTTGTTGACGCTGGAAGGGGAGCCGCTCAAGTGGGAACTGCGACCGTTGACACCCAATCAGGTTACATGGGTTTATCAACAGTCGATGGAACGGGGAAGCAGCGAGATCAGTGATTCGCTATTTTTCCACTATGCCTTGGCGGGGGTTGTCGGTATTGCGGACGCCCCCCACGATATGCCCCCGCCGGGCTTCATTAGGGACGGGCGAAGGATTCAATTCCTTGACCCCGAATGGCTGGATTCCATCAGCGCACCTTATGACTACGTTTGCAACTTGGGCGTGGCTGTAGCGCGGTTGTCCAGCCGTGACAACGAGGCGGAAAAAAACTCCTTCTGTCTCTCCGTGAAGCGCAGATAGAGAAGTTCATCGGTGGTTGCGATATCTGCACGGAGGGACGGAAGAAAGGATGGGGCTGCAAGATGGGCACGCTAGCAAAAGAACCAATATCGCTACTAGGGCAAGAGTTCGCCCGGTGCCCCCTTGCGATCCTGCGTGATATGCCGCCTGACAGCCGCATGGAAGTCGATCAAGTGATCCGGCTATCTATCGCCAAACGTAACGGCAACCTTTCACCATATCCCGGCAACTATTCGCTTCGTGGCTTGTGCCTGATTGACTTTGCGGAAAGCGAGTTGATGAGGATGCAAGAGCAGGCGAGGGAAGAAGCGCAGCGGCAAGCAGAAGTTGAAGCCAAGCGCAAAGCCAAGGGACCGCGCAGGGTGGTATAATGGGCAGGTATCAGAGCAAGTTTGAGTTGTTGATCAACGCCAGCGCAGGCGGTGCGAAGCGCGTACTTTCCAACCTTCAAAACGACATGCGCAAGGCGGGCGGCAGTGGCAGGCGCGCGGCATCTATCATGGAGTCAGGATGGGCAAAGGCGGGGCTTGCTATTGCCGGTGTCACTGCCGGGGCTTTTGCGCTCAAGAAGGCGTTGGACTTTGCCGCCGAAGGTGAGAAGATCCGAAACATCGCAGTAGCGTTTGAGCAGTTGAACGAAAACGCCACCGCAACACAACGGGCTTTGAGCAGCGCCCTGCGTGGAACGGTTGATATTACCAGCCTGCAAACCTTCGCTAACCAACTTTCAACGATGGGAATTGCGGCGGAAGAGATGGGCGTGCTTGCTGATAGCGCGTTCAAGATTGCCGCAACACAGGGGCGCAAAACAATCGACGTGATGCGCACGCTTGCAACCGCAATCGGAACGGGGCGACTTGCCACCGCTGCGCAGTTCGGGATCGTGGTTGACGCTAAAGAAGCACAGGCGGACTACGCGGCAGAATTGGGAGTTGTAGCAGATAGCCTTGACGCCACCGCAAAGCGGCAGGCACTAGTCAACGCATTACTTGAGGAAGCAGAGAAGAAGTTCGGCGATATAGACACAAAGAACCTCTCAACGAGGGTGCAGGAAGAACAGGCCCGCCTTGAAGATGTGTGGTCAGACATAACCGAGGCGGCAGGTGACGCAGGGATTGCCACCATAGGTTTCTTTGACCGGGCTTCTGACTCTGCGGTGACGTTGGCGGCAGCAGTTACCGGGACGGGCACGGCATACGTTGAGACAACCAACGTCTTGCCTGAGTTCGTGCGGCAGAACCAGGAAGCAGCGGCAGCAGCGGCACAACTAGAAGCACAGGAGCGGCAACTTGCACACGTTGAAGCGGCGCGGGCGCAGTCCCTTGCAATCATTATTGAGGCAACCGGGCGGCAGGTTCCGAAGTTGCTGGAAGAAGCAAAGTTGCTTGACGAGATCCGCAAGACGTGGGTGCCCATCAATGACCTGATGGAAGCCAACGTAAGCACGCTGGAAAAACGCAAGGCGAAGATTGACGCTTTGCTGCCAAGCATCGAGGCAGAGATCCAGCGCCTTGGCGAAACTGGAGACGAGGCACGGGCGCTCATTCGTTGGCGTGACCTTGAACTTGCAAAACTCAAAGACCTGATCCCGTTGCGGCGTCAGGCGGCACAGACAGAAGAAGCGCAGACGGCAGCGCAGCAGGCACTAAATCAAGCGGTGCGGGGGTTCATTGATGTTGGGTTGCCTGCTGAACTGAAGAAGACGATCAAGGGGTTCAACGAGGGCGCGGTATCTGCCTTCGAACTATTTGCCGTAATGAAGTCAGGCGCAGAGCAGACGGGGCTGACGGGGTTGGCGGCCAACCTTTCCGCCGGGCTGGATACTCTGACCGTTGCACGCGAGAAGATGCGCAAGGAAGCCGAGAAGCGGGCGCAACGTGACAGCGGCGCAGCGTCGGCAATGCTGCCCGACCCAGAGACTATCGGCAGGGAAGCGGCAAGGCTTGAGCGGGAACTGGCGACAGCGCAGGGCACGATTGAACAAGTCACCATCGCAGCGCAGATATCCCGCAACGAGATACTTGAAGAGTTCGCAATGGGGCGCATTGATGCCGTCAAGCGTGAGCATGAATTGGAACTGCTTGAAATCAACACGCAGCACGCACTAAAGAAAGCGCAGGAAGAAGGGTTCAATCAGGAAATGGCGTTGATTGCCAAAGAGCAGCGACGGCTAGACAAGGAACAGGCAGACGCAGACCGGGCAGCACTTGACGAGAAAAACCGTATCTTCAGAGAGCAGCAAGAGAAGTTCCGAGACAACGCCAACGCCATCAACGCACAGATTGAAGCCACCCGCTCAAGCCTTGACGCGATGGCAGCATCGGGCGTGGGGTTCGCGGAAACCTTCGGGCAAGCAATGAACGAAGCGCGCACCGTAACTGATGCTTTCAATCAAGCGGTGGTGTTTGGGTTTGACAGCGCAAAGCGAGCGGTCCCTGGTGCCATCGCCGCAAGCGGTAGAATCACGGGCGCTTTCATTGGCAACACACGCGCACAGGCGCTTGTCCAAGGTGGGTTTGAAGCAGCCGCCGCAATCGCATCATTCGCAACCGGAAACTTTGTTGGCGGCGCACAGCACGCACTAGCATCAACGCTATTCTTCGCAGTGGCAGGCAAGGGCAAGCGGGGCGGCAGTGGTGCGGGTACGGGCGCACAGAGTTCACAACAAACCGCAGCAACCCAACCTGCACAACTAGCGGGCGGGGGCGGTAGCACGTCAACCACAACCGTAATCAACCTAAACGGGTTCCTTGGCACCAAGCAGGAACTGGGCACGAAGATCACGGACGCGCAGAACAGTATAGCCGGGCTCGGGCCTGTCATTGACCCGCGCATGTTCGGCAGTCAACAGCAGGGGTTCTAATGTCAAGCCGGTGGGAATCTAGTTTCATCGTCGAGAACGCCCAGCAATTCGACATAACGCAGGGCGGTGGACCCTTCCCCGTGACCATCGCAGCGGGCGAAGAATTTGACAGTCTGCAAGACCTGTTGGCCAACATCGAACTAAGGGCACAGATAGCCACCGGGAACCCGTGGACTCTATCGGTCACAGACTCAACCGAGCGCGTGCGGATAGCCACGACTGGCGGCCCATTTTCATGGGACTGGACAGGCGGCGCGGTAGTGTCAACTGAGGTTCGGGATCTGCTAGGCTACGCTGCTGACGCTGCCGCACAGCCGTCACCGTGGGACGCAAGCAGCGCACCGGACTATACCATATGGCTGGCAGAGCGCCCGCAAGTGGGCACGCAACCTGACGGGTATAGCCTAACCCATCAGGCACAGTCTGCGCGCACGATAGACGGCACGCACGACGCCTCAAGCGTATATGGCGCACAGGTACAGCGGCGCACCGTGGTTGTCAATCTTCGGCGGGATGGTGCAGGGGCATGGGATGAGATAACCGACTGGCACACTTTCCTTGCGGACATTGGCGACGGTAGGTTGTTTACGATATGGCCGGACGTTGACGAACCGGGCGGGGAGTTTCCAATGTACTTTGCAGGCCCGGAAGTCATGCCCGTAACGAAGCGGTTTGAGCGCAGCGCAACATATTGGCGAACAACCATCACAGGCAACGGAGTTGACCCGGCATGAGCGCCAAAATAGAATCGTGGCTAGTAGTACAAAGCGGGGCACGCATCACCGCTGACGGGCATCTGCGGGTTCGCACCACTGCGGGACCGGGGGCGTGGATATCCGTTACGCTTACAGCCGGAACATACAAGACGTTTGATCTCGCGGTTGCCGAGTTGGCCGCAGCCCTGAACGCAGACGCCGCGGCCATTGGTGCGTGGTCCGCATCGGCACCGCTTGACGTTGCTGGCTTTGGCACCGTTGCCCAATCGTTTGACTGGGAATGGTTGGACCTTGAGACAGCAACGTACTTTGGCTTTTCTGACATACAAGGCACCAGCACGCTGCTGCTTGGCATTACATGGGCAGCGATATCAGATATCGACTCAACCGGCAAGGTCACGCTGGCGCATCCGATGGACGTTGACTATACGATCGTATTGCCGCACCGCCACACAGAGGACCATGCAGCACGTAGGTTCGGCACAGACTACACGATCCGCCACGGGCAAGATTGCCGCTTCATTGTCAACGATAACGAAGAGGGAGCGTTTGTCGGTTGCCTGAAACGGTTGACGCAGGGCTATCCCGCACGGATATGGTTAGACGCAACGCTCTCGGGCACGTTTGATTGGACAAACGCAGACTGGAAGAAGGGGCGGGATTTGGCACTAGTAGACCCGGCGGCAGACCTGGATCTAACCAACTGGCTTGCCGCTGATGTTGCCTACTATCGGCGGTTAGAATTGCGCATGGTGGAGGCTGGCTAATGGCGTTCGTAGACAGACTGTCAGACCCGCAAGTCAACAAATGGTTCGCCCTGTTCATCGAGGGTATACCGCAAGTGTTCACATCGCAGGAGTTGCCGCCTACATTCTACACGGGCGGGCGCAGTGAGATCATAGCCCTTGACGTGTCGGGCGGGATCAATCCCCCGGCGCAGACCTTGAACCGTAAGGCGGGGGTTGCCACGCCAACGAGCATGAGTTTCCGCATCGGGCCTGACGATAAGGACGGGACGTTAAGGAAGTTGTTTGCGACCCGAAACGCAGACGCAACGGTGAGCGCACTTACCACTACGTTGGAGTGGAACGAAGCCAACACTATGGATGTTGGCGACGCATCCCTGTTTGATGCTGGTGGGGGCGAAGTTTACATCGGAAGAGAAACCATCAGCTTTCTGCAAACCGATGTGCCTGGAAACTCGCTAGACCGTCTCACTAGGGGCCTTTATGGCAGCGTAGCATGGAAGTTTGAGGTCGACCCGGACACGATGATAGGCACGCGCCTTGTGAGTACCCATCCCGCCGTATGGCAGGGCAGAACCGCTACTCTTCACATCGGCATTTGCAACAACGCAGGCCAGCCTCTTGACACGGGTTTCGATGGTGACGATTCCGCGGTCATGTGGAAGGGAACCATATCAGGACTAAAGGCAAATTCAGACTGGAAGAGTTGGAGTATGGCTTGCTCCAGCCTTGACAAAGCGATTGACACGCAAGTGGCGGGGCACCAGCCATCGGGAAGAATTAGTTGGACAAATTCTAGTTGGAACAACCCCGAGGCTGTCGAAATACAATCCGCTGCGGGATACATTATAGACGGGCAGAACGAAGTTGAGATCAAACTGCGACCACCAGGGCAAACGGAATTCAAGGACATCAACACGGTAACAGTGTCGGTGTCTCCTTTTGGGTACTCGTCGCACATTGACGAACACATGTACACGTCGATTGCGGACCAACTGACCGCTGCTGCCGTCGCGGGCACTGGCGACATCCCCCCCGCCGCCGTGTTTACCTCTTTCAACGCGTCACTCTATAACGCCAGCCTAAAAGACGACCCCTACGATGAACGGTTCAAGTTGCGGATCGCAGTAGACGATTCCGTCAGCGCGGACTGGGGCATGAGAATAGACGTGAACAACAGATCAATTCTTCGTTCCCTGGGGTGGGAAGTTGGGAGCGTTGGCTTTGCTGATCCAGTGGAGACTGTTGGCACTCGTGCGGTATTCTTTTGGGACCAGCCTAAAGGTTCGCCTTTCATGTACGTTTCACCGCAGGCCGAGAGTATCCTGGTATACGAAGAGACAGTGCAAAATGAAAGGGACTTCGGGGCCGGACCCGGAACGGGATTCGCCAAACTCACAGTAGGCGAAGATCAAGAGATCATCAGATACACTGGAGTTTCCGTGGTGGCAACGGGACCGCCGCGCATAGTCCTGCTTTCTGGGTTGACTAGAGGTTACTGCGGGACCAAGGCCCTTGAATATTATATCGGCGCAGAGGAAGTCGACCAAGGCAGCGGAACCTATGAGGCCACCAACGACCCGCCAAAAATAGAGGGGTGCTTGGCGTTTCAGAACACGGGGCTTCTGTCGATGTTTCTACAGTTGGCAATGGGCACGGGCGGCAACGTCCCCAGAAATGCAACATACGACACCGCGGGGGTTCCCGAATTTACCGCGGCTGGGATGGACGCAGACTGGTTTGATATACCAACATTTGAGGGGGTAGACGCATCCCTGAATGGCGTATTTGGAACCCGTCAAATGGCATGGTCCAGACCGTTCAACCTCAAGGACTGGATCGCAGATGAACTTGCCGCGATTGGATGGGTATTGATTTCCAGACAGACAGAGAACGGTTTTCAGATCACGTTAGATCAAGTGACTGAACCTGCAATCGTTGGATTCAAGGCGCTGGGTGCTGGCGATATCCACCTGGACCCGTGGCCAGAGATAGATACTAGCGTTAGGGATATGGCGAATTCAGTCGAGCTAAAACTAGACTGGAACGTGGCAAAAGAGGAATTTGGTCGGCACCTGTTTGTTGTAAACGACAAGCGCAGCCAAGTTGACCACGGAACAACCAACCCCTTGAAACTTGAGATCCAGGGGATGCAAAAAGACAAGACACAGGCCACACACGCAGCCATCACGCTAAGCGCAAAACTGCTGGCGCACTTCTCAGAGCCCTATGAGATTGTGACTCTAGCGGTCAAAAAAGACGTTTGGGCGTGGCGACCAGGAGATAACGTACTGGTAACGCTGGCCGACGTGCCTAACGATGACGGTTCAGCGGGGTGGGTAGACGAGCCTATGCTGCTGGTTGCAGTATCCCCCGCGTTGGCCGGAACGGGTAACACAGCGGCATGTATTGTGACGCTCCTGCATATGCCGGGCCGACGACATTCCTATTACGTCCCCAGCGGAGACATTACATCGTTCAATGTTGGAAATAAGACTGTCACGATTGCCGCAAACGCCTACTCAGAAGCAACAGAAACCAACCCGATTACCGGCCAACTTGCCAATGATGTGGACTGGTTTGAGGCGGATATGCTGATAGATATTGCACCTCTCGGGGAAGCCGCAAGCGGGACGAACAACCTGATTGTATCCAAGGCGGGGCAGATTCTCACGCTAACTGACGCGCTTCCGGGATCAATTGCAGTGGGTGATGTGATCTACTATTCCGATTATACGACTGCGATCACGATAGCGCAGAAGAACCATGTCTATATTGCAGACATCAACGGCGTACTTGGCCCAGCAAATGACCTGGCTTTCCAATATGGGGCGTAACTAATGGCGAAGACAGCACCAACTGATTTCCCTTATCTCAAGTCAGGCAACATTCTAGTCAAGGAGCCAGTAGTGGAAGACGTTACTGACGGGACTGGGCTATTGGAGTTTGTGCAGGGGCTAAACCACGTCACGAGGTTCCTTACGCCAACTGTGATTATGCAATGGATGCAATTCTTCCAAGCGGTATCTGCCCCTGCGGGGTTGCCATACCTTTCTACCAGTGAGCAAGGTACAGATACCGTCATGACTCGCCGCCTGATGTACCGCATACCTATCATACGAAGCCTTGGCAGTGTCGCTGGCGCAGCAGTAGATCGCTTGCAATTTAGAGTTTGGGCAGAAGCATTGACCGCCACCGCTGGAACCTTGCGAATAATCTCAGGGGACGGCGGATCGCCGTTTGACACAGCCATCACACAGAATGGCGATTGGACAGAGTATAGCGTGAGCGTGCCTTATCAGTCTGTCGGAACATTTGAAGAGATTGAAGTGCACACGGCGGCGGGGCTGGCGGGCGACGATATAGCTGTCAAGTCTCTGACCGCGTGGATAGAACCGGGACATTCCACACTGCCAGCAATAACTGAGCATGGCATGGATACGGCAGCGTGGCAAGATGATCAACCATTGGCCACTCACCTGCACAGAACTGCCGCAGAGAAGTTAGAGACATTACTGCGCAAGCGCGTGGGGGTGGTCTGCAACTATTCGGATGACTACGAAAACCTTGGGCGTGGCGATGGTAGTTTTACAGGGACAGCCACGGAAACCGAAGGGCTCTTTATGAGGCAGATGCAAGCTAAACTGGGGCCTTTCACTAGAGAGTTACGGGTTCACATCAACGGCTATTATGTAGGCGGCGTGGCGGGCGAAGTCAAGGTTTCCACGCAGAGCAATGACGCGGGCCATACGTTTACCATGCCCACTAAGGCTGCTTTTGACGTCGACCCCACCGCTACATGGCAGACAGCTGTTGTTTCCATGACGAATACTGAGCCCCTGGAGCCGACAACCGATTTAGTCTCTGTGCTAATCAAGTCCCCCAACACGATCCAAACAGTGATCGCTTCCATCTGCATATGGGAGGAGCCTAGTTAATGAGTACGTTCAGGACTCAACCAAAAGCGGTGTTTGGCCAAATCTCTAACGTGGACCTAGTAAAAGCGTCCCACTGGAACGCAGAGGGACTAGATGGGTTCCTTACCTATCTGGCGGCATCCCGCCATCTGATGATTCCGCAGCAGATTAGCAGGCCGATAGAAGAGGCCTTCTGTAACAATGACACGATAGGCGATGCGCGCATTACCCTTCGCGTGCCTGCCTATACTGGCCACTTGACTACAATGACATTTGGCACTACGCCAAGAGAAGTTTCATCGTTCCCCGTGACTGTGCCGGTGGACCAGTGGACTTATCCCGGCATGACACAGGAGATCGATAGTGGTGCGGGGTTTGGGGATATCAGTTTAGTTAAGGTTCCCTATAGTGGTGCAGATGGCGTGAGCAGCGCCAAGTGGAGTGTTACAGATGTGCAATCTCTGTCTGACGCCCCTACAGAGTACACGCCATTTCCCCTGCCGATTGCATACGACGACACAGAAAACACCACGCTGGCCATCAAGATCAACACAAACGCCGAGACTCTAATCAATGTGATCTGGTTCCGGTCTGACTTTCTACCAAGTTCGACGTTAGCTACATAGGAGCAACCATGCCGCCCGACTACATAACCGCCGCTGAATTCAAGCAGTTCGAGAAGCGCATTGACGAGCGGCACGAGGTATACAAACAGGACACGGAAGACCTCAAGCGGGGGGTCAAGGACATTCAAGAGTCTATAGACTTAAAGGAATGGGGCGCGCCCCCGCCCGCGCACACGATGGGCAATGACACCAGCGAGATAGTAAACTCAGCGTCAACAATCGTGCAAGCGGTCAAACGCTATGGACCCATCATCGCCCTGTTGTTGGGCGCTTTGGGCATCGGCGTGGGCGCAGGGGGTGACACGTCTGAGGATATGCAGGAAGCCGCCAAGCAAGCAGTCATTGAAGCCATGAAGGAAGCCGCAGAATAGTTTTCCACCGCCCGACATTGTAACCTACTGCAATCGTTACACTTTCCCGGTTCACTTTCGATTAGTTACAAAGCGGTGCACGTCAAGCAATAAAAACTTGCGACACTGTAACTATTTTTTTGAGCCTACAGCCATGCGGGTTTGCGGCGATCTGTCGCTAGTTTTGGCGTGGGTGGGGTTGCGTGGGTCTGGGGTTGTGGTAGAGTTGTTGCATGGCAACGAGGAAAACAACCGAAGGAGAAAGGACGATGAGCCATTACGAAGAGATCGCAGCAAGTTGGGAAATGTGGATGGATTACGCAGACCCGCAGGCCACGATGGAGAAGGCAGAGTTCGACGCGATGACGCACGAAGATCGGATGGAGTTTTTGATCGGTTGTTTTGGACCGGAGCACGACTAACAACAACCATCG